CAGCAAACCGTGTACCCGATCACCGGCGCGGTGGGTGCGGGCAACACCGGCAACGGCGTGCTCAGTGCCCTGAGCACCAGTAAAACCAGCCAGATCGGCACCTACACCCTGACCGCCACCGGCGCGACCGACTTTGCTCTGGTTGACCCGCAGGGCAACGCCCTGCCGCATGTGACCGTGGGCACCCCGTACGCCGGCGAAATTGGCTTGACCCTGACGGCGGGGGCCACGGCGTTCGTCGCCGGTGATCACTTCACCCTGAGCGTGGCGGATGCGGTGGGCGTGTTCGTGTCGTGCGTGAAAACCGCCGTCGACGGCAGTGCGGATCCGGTGGCGATCCTCGCCGACGACGTCACCAGCACTGGCGTGGTGAGCGCCGGCGCCTATGTGGCCGGTGAGTTCAACGCGTCGGCGTTGAGCTATGACGCCGGCTGGAACCCGGCGCTGTTGTTCGCCGGTTTGCGCAAGGTCGGCATTCACGCCAAGGCCTCGGTGACCGCCTCGGCGCCGTCGAACAACTCGGCCCCGTAATTCCCCCGTCACCCGCCCTGCCCTGCCCTTCGGCGGGGCTTTTTTTTGCGCCCAGCCCACCCTCGCGTGGGCTTTTTTGTGGGCGCGCTTTGGAGCCTTTCAATGTCTGACAACCTCCCAAGTCTGGCGTTTACCACCGCGACCCTGGTCGCCGTGGTGCCGACCCTCAAGCGCCCGAGCAGCTTCCTGCTCGATAAATTTTTCCCGGGTGTGCAGATGGCCGACAGCGAATACGTCGCGATCGACATCATCATCGGCAAGCGCCGCATGGCGCCGTTTGTCAGCCCTTTGGTCGAGGGCAAACTGGTCGAACAGTTGGGTACCGACGTCAAGCTGTTCAAGCCGCCCTATGTCAAGGACAAGCGCGCCCCGGACCTGCGCCGCCCGGTGATGCGTCAGGTCGGCGAGCGCATCGGTGGGGGCCAGCTCAAGGGTGCCGAGCGTGAGGCGGCCAACCTCAACGCGGAAATGACCGATCAGCTACAGATGCTGACCCGGCGGATGGAGTGGATGGCCGCCCAGGAGTTGCAGTACGGCAAAGTATTGGTTTCGGGGGAAGGCTTCCCGACCTCGCTGGTCGACTTCGGGCGTGACGAGTCACTGACCATTGCCCTGTCTGGCAATAACAAGTGGGGCGTGGCGGCCAACTTCGATGAGGACGGCCGCGACCCGTTGCCGGAACGTACCATCGATCAGGCGGCCCAGCGCATGCTGCGCCTGTCCGGTGCCCAGGGCACCGACCTGGTGTTCACGCCGTCGTCGTGGGACGCGTTCAAGAACGGCAAAAACATCTACGGTGCGATCAACTTTCCGAAACTCGCCGAGTCCGGCAACGTGATCAACCCGGCCACCCAGGTCGCCCCAGGTGCGGTCTATAAGGGGCGCTGGGGTCAGTTTGATCTGTGGCTGTACAACGAGTGGTTCGTTGATGACGACAACGTCGAACGCTCGATGCTGGAAGACGGTGTGGTGTTGATGGCGGGTGCTGACCTGATGGGGGTGCGCGCCTTCGGTCAGATCATCGACCCGCAACACAGCTACGAGGCCATGCCCTTCGCGCCCAAGACCTGGCTGCGTGAGGATCCAGCGCAGCGCATGCTGATGCTGCAGTCCTCGCCGCTGCCAATCCCAACCCGGGTCAACGCCAGCCTGGCAATGACCGTCTGTGACCCTCTCACTGACCTGGATGGCTAATCCATGACCACACTGAAAAAAGATGAAGCAGCCAAGACCGTCAAGGCCGTGGTGGCCAAGGGTTGCCAAGTGACCGGGCACGACGGCAAGGCCGTCAAGGCTGGCGGCACCGTAACGCTGTTCGATTACGAGGCCCAGCGCTACACCGCGCGCGGTTTCCTGGTGGCTTCTGACGGCAAGTTAAAGACCGCATCCGCACCGCCGACCCGCAACGAGGAAGGCGGGGCATAAGGTGCTCAACTTCGACTCCCTGCTGCATGGCCCTGTGAGCGCAATTTTTGGCGAGCAGGGCCAGGGTGCAGCCCTGCCGGTCTACCAGCCGCAAACCGGGACCGCGTACCACGTCGACGGCATTTTCGACGATGCCTATGTCGAGGCTGACTTGTTGTCGGGGATTGGGGCCAACACCGTCGAAAACGTGTTCGGCGCGCGCCTGGCGGCTTTCGCCGCTACGCCGGTGCAGGGTGACCTAATCACCATCCCGCGCGTGGGCAAAACCTTCCTGGTGCGTGACGTGCAGCCGGACGGCCATGGCTGGGTGCAACTGAGGCTCAGTGAAACATGACGCAAACCATTGATCTGCTGCTCAGTGCGGTGGAAGCCATAAAGGACCACACCCTGGCCGGCGCCCGGGTGTACCCGGTGATTGACTGGCCGACCACGGCCGCGCACTACCCGGTGATTTATTGCCGGGTGCCGACCGAGGAAAAGCACTCGCTTAGTCGTAACGGTGGGCCGGATTTCACCGTGACCGCGACCCTCAAGGTCTGCGCCAGAACTGAGGTGTCTGCGCTGCCCAATGGGCAGAGTGCGGCCGTGTTGCTGCAGCAGCTGGCGCAGCTGAGCCAGCAAATTCAGGTGGCCCTGGTCAATAACCCGGCGCTGATGGGCAGCCTGCAGCAGGTCCCGTTTATTCATACCGAAATGTCGATCACGGCCAATGGCAACAAGGAATTGGGCGAAGTCGAAGTGTCCATTGGCCTGGAGTTTTACCAGGGCCCGGAGGACTTCTACCCGCTGCCCGTTGTGCCGCTGACCTCGCTGGGGCTCACGGCTGACCTGGGCAACGTGTTTGACCCCACCGGCATCTATGTCGATCCCCTGTTCCCTGATGCGGCCTTGCCGGCTCCGCGTACCGGCGGCCCCGACGGTCGTCCCGAGGGCGGTTTGATCATCGACTTACCTACTTAGGAACACCCCCTATGAAAGTTTATCCCGTTGCTGGGTTGCCTTGTTTGCGCGACCCGGTCAAGGGCGATTTTGTGCCCGTTGAAGGCCGCGTGGTCGTCGATTCGCCGTACTGGTTTCGGCGCCTGGCCTGTGGTGATGCGTCCCTGACCGCGCCGGTAATCCTGGATAGCAATGCGCCAGAAGACCCGGCGGCCCTGGTCGAGGAATCGGCCGCTGATCCGGCGGTCCCGCTGGTGGGCGATGAGTCGGCCGAAACCGTGGAGGACGCTGAATGAGTGTTTCCTTTAACCGCATCCCGTCCAACCTGCGCCTGCCGCTGTTCTATGCCGAAGTGGATAACAGCCAGGCGAACACCGGTTCGCAAACGCAACGCACGCTGATCGTCGGGCAAATCACCAGCGCCGGTAATGCCGTGGCCGGTGTGCCGGTGATCTGTGCCGGCGTGGACGATGCCAAGGCCAAAGGCGGCCCGGGCTCGCTGTTGCATTTGCTGACGAAAACCTACGTCGCGTCGGATTCGTTCGGCGAGGTGTGGTTGTTGCCCTTGACCGACGCCGTTAGCTCGTTGGCGGCGAAAGGCGCGTTGTTGGTTAGCGCGCCGCCGACGGATACCGGGGTGATTTCGCTGTACATCGGTGGCGAGCTGGTCAGCGTCGCGGTGGCCAGCACCGACACCCCGACTATCGTCGCCGCTGACATCGTCACCCAGGTCAACGCCAACCTGGCGTTACCCGTCACGGCGGCCGTGGACGGCACTGTGCCGGCCAAGGTCAACTTGACCGCGAAAAATGCCGGCACCTGTGGCAACGACATCGACATTCGCCTGAACTACCGGGGCACGCCCGACGGCGAGGCACTACCCGCTGGCCTGGCGTTGACCATCACCGCCATGGCGGGTGGCGCGACTAACCCGGTGCTGGACATGGCCCTGTCGGCCCTGGGCGATGAGGCGTTCGATTTCATCGTTTCGCCCTACAACGACACCGCCTCGCTGAACTCGCTGAAAAGCTTGCTCAATGACGCTACCGGGCGCTGGAGCTGGGCCAATCAGCTGTATGGCCATGTCTTCGCGGCCAAGGCGGGCACCCTGGCAACGCTGACCACGTTCGGCAACACGCGGAACAACCAGCATGAATCGGTGTTGGGGGTGTACGACTCGCCGAGCCCGTCGTGGCTGTGGGCGGCCGACATGGCCGGCGCGGCCGCTGTGGCGTTGCGCGCTGACCC